GTGGATCATCAGGTTCTTCAGGTACTGTGGGTGTGGCAGGTCAATCAATGCTTAGTGGTACATCAGGAAGTTCAGGAACTTCAGGAAATGATGGAACTACAGGAACAAGTGGAACATCAGGTCAATCAGGATTAACTGGTACAAATGGTACTTCAGGAGAAAGTAGAACTTCAGGTTCTACGGGAACAGCAGGTACATCAGGTGAAACAGGAACAATAGGTACAAGTGGAGACTCATCAACATCAGGTTCAAGTGGCTCAAGTGGTACATCAGGAACCTCAGGTAAAACAGAAACATCAGGAACTTCAGGTGAAAGTGGAACTTCAGGTTCTACAGGAACATCTGGTTCTTCAGGAGCTAGTGGTTCAACTGGTTCTTCAGGTACAACAGGAGCTTCAGGTGCAAGTAAAACTTCAGGTTCATCAGGATCATCAGGTTCATCAGGTACTATAGGTGTAGCAGGTCAATCAATGCTTAGTGGTACAAGTGGTTCATCAGGTACAAGTGGTAATGATGGTACAACAGGTACATCTGGTACCTCAGGTCAATCAGGATTAACTGGTACAACTGGTACTTCCGGAGAAAGTAGAACTTCAGGTACTTCAGGTACAAGTGGTTTAAGTGGTTCAACAGGTACAATAGGTGCTTCAGGAGGATCAGGATCATCAGGTTCATCAGGTACAGCAGGTTCATCTGGTAAAACAGAAACATCAGGAACTTCAGGTGAAAATGCAACTTCAGGAACAACAGGAACAGTTGGTTCAAGTGGAGCTACAGCAACAAGTGGTACCTCAGGACAATCAGGTTCATCAGGTACAACAGGTACTGTAGGTGCCTCAGGAAGTAGTAAAACTTCAGGTTCAAGTGGATCATCAGGTTCGTCAGGAACTATAGGTGTTAATGGACAATCTATGTTAAGTGGTACAAGTGGTACATCAGGAACCTCAGGTAATGATGGTACTACAGGTACTACAGGTACTTCAGGACAATCAGGATTAACAGGTACAAATGGTACTTCAGGAGAAAGTAGAACTTCAGGTACTAATGGTACTTCAGGACAATCAGGTTCAACAGGTACAGTAGGTGCTTCAGGAGAAAGTAAAACTTCAGGTTCATCAGGTACTTCTGGTTCATCTGGAAATACAGGAACAGTAGGTTCTTCAGGAAATAGTAAAACATCGGGAACATCAGGTACATCAGGTTTAAGCGGTTCAACAGGTACAATAGGTGCTTCAGGAGGATCAGGATCATCAGGTTCATCAGGTACAGCAGGTTCATCTGGAAATACAGGAACAGTAGGTTCTTCAGGTTTAAGTAGAACTTCAGGTACTTCAGGTACAAGTGGTTTAAGTGGTTCTACAGGTACAATAGGTGCTTCAGGAGGATCAGGATCATCAGGTTCATCAGGATCATCAGGTTCATCAGGAACTATAGGTGTTAATGGACAATCAATGCTTAGTGGTACAAGTGGTTCATCAGGTACTTCAGGTAATGATGGTACAACAGGAACAAGTGGTACATCGGGTCAATCAGGATTAACAGGTACAAATGGTACTTCCGGAGAAAGTAGAACTTCAGGTTCATCAGGTACATCAGGACAATCAGGTTCAACTGGTACAATAGGTGCTTCAGGAGGATCAGGATCATCAGGTTCATCAGGTACAGCAGGTTCATCTGGTAAAACAGAAACATCAGGTACAAGTGGAGAAAATGCAACTTCAGGTTCTACAGGAACAGTAGGTTCTTCAGGAGCTACAGCAACAAGTGGTACTTCAGGACAATCAGGTTCATCAGGTACAACAGGTACTGTAGGTGCCTCAGGTGCAAGTAGAACTTCAGGTTCATCAGGATCATCAGGTTCATCAGGAACTGTAGGTGTTAATGGACAATCTATGTTAAGTGGAACTTCAGGTTCATCAGGTACTTCAGGAAATGATGGTACTACAGGAACAAGTGGTACATCGGGTCAATCAGGATTAACAGGTACAAATGGTACTTCAGGTTTAAGTAGAACTTCAGGTTCATCAGGTACATCAGGACAATCAGGTTCAACTGGTACAATAGGTGCTTCAGGAGGATCAGGTTCAAGTGGATCATCAGGTACAGCAGGTTCATCTGGTAAAACAGAAACATCAGGAACTTCAGGACAATCAGGTTTAAGTAGAACTTCAGGTACAGCCGGTACTTCAGGAAACACAGGTTCTTCAGGAACTATAGGTGCTTCGGGTGCAAGTAGAACTTCAGGTTCAAGTGGATCATCAGGTTCATCAGGAACTATAGGTGTTAATGGACAATCAATGCTTAGTGGTACATCAGGAAGTTCAGGAACTTCAGGAAATGATGGTACAACAGGTACTTCAGGTACTTCAGGGCAATCAGGATTAACAGGTACAAATGGTACTTCAGGTTTAAGCAAAACTTCAGGTACTAATGGTACTTCAGGACAATCAGGTTCAACAGGTACTATAGGTGCTTCAGGAGGATCAGGATCATCAGGTTCATCAGGTACAGCAGGAACCTCAGGTAAAACAGAAACATCAGGAACTTCAGGACAATCAGGTTTAAGTAGAACCTCAGGTACTAATGGAACATCAGGAAATACAGGATCATCAGGTACAGTAGGTGCTTCTGGTGCAAGTAGAACTTCAGGTTCAAGTGGATCATCAGGTTCATCAGGTTCAAATGGTACCCATGGACAATCAGGTGCAAGTAGATCTTCAGGTACATCAGGTTCATCAGGTAACAGTAGATCCTCAGGTACTAATGGTACTTCGGGTCAATCAGGAAATACAGGAACAGTAGGTTCTTCAGGTGGGAGTGGTACCTCAGGGTCAAGTGGATCCGGAGGATCAAGTGGTATTGCGGGAGCACAAGGTGAAAGTTTTCCTTCAGGTACATCAGGTTCTAGTGGTACAAATGGAACATCAGGAAATACAGGTTCAAATGGTACAAATGGACAATCAGGTGCAAGTAGAACTTCAGGTACTAATGGAACATCAGGAAACACAGGTTCTTCAGGTACAATAGGTGCTTCTGGTGCAAGTAGAACTTCAGGTACATCAGGTTCATCAGGTTCAAGTGGTACAAATGGACAATCAGGTGCAAGTAGATCCTCAGGTACATCGGGTTCATCAGGTAACAGTAGATCTTCAGGTACTAATGGTACTTCAGGACAATCAGGATTAACAGGTACAAATGGTACAAGTGGACAATCAGGTTTAAGTAGATCTTCAGGTACTAATGGTACTTCAGGAAATACAGGATCATCAGGTACAATAGGTGCTTCGGGTGCAAGTAGAACTTCTGGTACATCAGGTTCATCAGGTTCATCAGGTACAAATGGACAATCAGGTGCAAGTAGATCTTCAGGAACAAGTGGTTCATCAGGTAACAGTAGATCCTCAGGTACTAATGGTACTTCGGGTCAATCAGGAAATACAGGAACAGTAGGTTCTTCAGGTTTAAGCAAAACTTCAGGTACTAATGGTACTTCAGGACAATCAGGTTCTTCAGGTACAATAGGTGCTTCTGGTATAAGTAGAACTTCTGGTTCAAGTGGATCATCAGGTTCAAGTGGTACAAACGGACAATCAGGTGCAAGTAGATCTTCAGGAACAAGTGGTTCATCAGGTAACAGTAGATCTTCAGGAACAAATGGTTCTTCAGGGGCTAGTGGTTCAAGTGGTACCCATGGACAATCAGGTGCAAGTAGATCCTCAGGAACAAGCGGTTCATCAGGTTCATCAGGTACAAATGGGCAATCAGGTGCAAGTAGATCTTCAGGTACATCAGGTTCATCAGGTAACAGTAGATCCTCAGGAACAAATGGTTCTTCAGGGGCTAGTGGTTCAAGTGGTACCCACGGACAATCAGGTGCAAGTAAAACTTCAGGAACAAGCGGTTCATCAGGTTCATCAGGTACAGTAGGTGCTTCTGGTGCAAGTAAAACTTCAGGTTCAAGTGGTTCATCAGGTACTTCAGGTGTTGGAGGTGCTGCTGGTGTTAGTGGAGGAAGTGGTACATCAGGTACATCAGGTGTTGATGGAGCTTCAGGAGCTAGTGGTAACCCATTAGAAATTGATTTAAATAGTAATTCTGTTGGAAATATTGAAATTGATGGGTCCAATACTACATTTACATTAAATTCAGATTTTACCCTAGGTATTAGAAACCCACTTAAAATAGGATTAAATGAAAGTAATAATTCTGGTTTTATAGAATATGGTATTCCATCTGCTTTTGATAATGCCAGTGGAGAAATATATTATCCTTCGGGGGTAAGTGGTACAATTGCTTATGGAGATTTAATTTCCTTAAATACTAATAACCAATGGCAAAGGGCAGATGCTGATAATGTTACATCAACAAAAATGTTAGGTATAGCATTAGGGACTAATTCCACACTTACTACTGCAGGAGTTTTATTAAGAGGATTTGTTAAACATAGTGGATATAACTTTAATGAAGGACTTCCCTTATATATTTCAACAATTGCAGGGTCAATGACTACTACAGTCCCACCATCAGCAAATGATTATGTAAGAATAGTTGGTTATCAAGTTTCTAGTACCACTTTAGATATAATTTATTTCAACCCAGAAAGTACTTGGATAATTAGAGGATAAATTATGGCAGTAGTAAATGTATCACCATATTTAACAGGAGGAGTATATGCCTTAACCACAGGATATAGAGGTCCAACAAACTCATGGGCTGGAGTTCGTAATGCTACAACCGGAACTGGGGTACAACAATCAAACTCTGCAATAAGAGTATCAGCTATTTCTGGTGGTAGAGGTATTAGTTATAATCTGAGTAGGTTATGGATGTGGGCAGATTTACAAACCTATGCTCCTAACATTACAGATATAGAGTTAGTTCTTTCAACAACAGTATCACCAACAGTCACATTTGATATTGCAATAGTTGAGGGTAGTGGATTTAGTAATAGTTCAAACTCAACATTAACAACATCAGATTTTAATAATTTAGATTTTGCTACTGATTATTATGGAGGTTCAGCCCCATGGACCAATGCAGCAGGTTCTCAAAATTATACTTTAAATAACACAGCTTTAAATGCTGCTAATACTAATGGTAAATTACAAGTATGTGTTATTAATGAACAGTGGGATTACCAAGATGTAGATCCATATACTGGACTTAGTTTTGATTTTAATAACTATATAGATTATGCAAACCCCTCAAAATCAGGATTTAAAGTTACTTATAATGCTGGTTATGGTAATCTAGTAAATGGTGTAGCAGCAACATCTATAAGTTCTGTAAATGGTGTTGCTACAGGAAATATTAGTACAATAAATGGAGTATAATTTGGATATAGAATAATTTTTCATTATATTGGTTAAATAGTTTTAATTAAATTGTTATATGCAAAAACTTTTATATATAGCTCCTCATTTATCAACTGGAGGATTACCACAATATTTAACAAAAAAGATAGAATTATTACAAGATGAATTTGATATTTATCTTGTAGAATACACGGATTTTACTGGAGGAAAATTAGTAGTCCAAAAAAATAAAATTTTAAATTTAATTCCTAAAGACAAATTTTATACTCTTCAAGAAGATAAAATGGAATTAATTAAAATAATTAAAGAAATACAACCTGATATTATCCATAGTGAAGAAATTCCTGAATTTTATATGGATGAAAAATTAGCTCAAGCTTTATATTCAACCGATAGAAAATATATTATTGTAGAATCATCTCATGATTCATCTTTTGACACAACCTCAAAAAGATTTTTTCCTGATAAATTTATGTTTGTATCTAATTGGCAAATTGAACAATATAAAGACATAGATATACCTAAAATATTAGTAGAATACCCCATCGACTACGTTGATAGACCTAATAGAGAAGATGCGTTAAAACGTTTAGATTTAGATCCTAATAAAAAACATATTCTCCATATTGGTTTATTTACTTCAAGAAAAAACCAAAAAGAATTTTTTGAATATGCAAAATCATTACCAGAGTATGAATTTCATAGTGTAGGAAACCAGGCAGATAATTTTAAATGGTATTGGGAACCTTTAATGAAAGATATTCCTGATAATTTAACATGGTGGAATGAAAGAACAGATGTAGAAAATTTTTATCAATCAATGGATTTATTTCTATTTACATCTAGAGGAACAGCTAATGATAAAGAAACAATGCCTTTAGTTATTAGAGAAGCTTTGTCATATCAAATACCCCAATTATTATATAATTTAGAAGTTTATCAAGATTATTTTGATAAATATGATTCTATTAATTATTTAAATTTTGATAACTTTAATGAAAATGTTTTATTAATTAAAGATCAACTATCCTCCCCTAAAAAAGATCTTAGTGAACAAGAAGCTTATGTAGTTTCTACATATCCTATTAATTCTTCTATAGAAAAAACTACAATAGAATGTTTAAAATCTTTAAAACAAGATAATAGAATTATAATTACAACATCCCACACACCAGTATCAAAAGAAATACAAGAACTTTCTGATTATGTTATATATGATAATAATAATATTTTAACTAATCATACATTTGGGTGGTGGTATAATGAAGATAATAAAAAATTTAAAGTAAACTTTTCTATTTCAAATACAGGAAATAGCCAATATCATGGTCCTTCATGCCATACTAATTTTTATAATGCCTCAAATTTGTGTAAAAAATTAGGTATTAATAAATTCTATGGAATTAATTATGACTACCATTTATTAAAGAAAGAAAATATTGATGAATTATCTAAAATATTAGATGATTATGATATGGTAACTACTAGAACTTTAGAAGGTAATGGAGATACACCTCAACTATTTACAGCTTTTTTTGGAGCTAGAGTTGATAATTTTACTAAAAACCAACCATTTATTGAAAATGCTTATGATTGGGATAAATTACAAAGAACTTATAAAACTCCTTCTAATGGGATGGAATGTTTATGGTATCATATCCTTGAAAACAATTCAAAAATATTTTTTGAAAGTAAAAAAAATTGGAATAGATTTATGGATGATACTTTTACATTTGTAGACTACTCCCAATGTGAGTATTTCTCAGTTATTCCAGTATATGAAAATATTCAAAAAGATGGATTAGAAATTAATAATCCTACTAATAACATTGCAATATTTCTAAAAACTAGTAATAAAAAAGATAATAGGATATTTAATTTAAAAATATATGAAGGAGAAAATCTTATAGAAGAAGAAAAATATGAAATTACAACATATTTTAGTTCTTATAAAATATTACCTGAGTCTAAATATAGATTAGTACTTGAAATTTATGATATAAATTCTAATAAAATTATTGAAGTAAAAGAAATTATAATAGATCAAAATTATTTAGAAAATATTCTTCCAAAAAATGGTAAATTTGCTTTAAAATGAAAATAGCTCAAATTAATCCAGGATGTGGTATACCAATTCCACCTACAACATGGGGGGCAATTGAAAAAATTGTTTGGGAATTTATTTGTAATTTAAAAAAATTAGGACATGAAGTTGATTTAAAATGGTCAAATGAAGTTAAAAAAGGAGATTATGATATAGTAATGGTTCATGTAGCTAATCTTGCTATTGAATTAGCAAATCGTAATATTCCTTATATATTTCAACACCATGACCATCATGCTTATCATTATGGTAAAGATTCTAAGGTATATAAAGAAAATTTAGAAGCCATGGAAAGGTCAGTTATATCTTTAGTACCAGCTCGTTATTTAGTAGATTATTTTGAAACAGATAAAGTTATATATTTTTCTCATGGAGTTAATACTGATGATTTTTACCCAGCAATAATACCCCCCTCTAAACATAAACTGCTTATGTTAGCTAATAATGGGTTAGGGGGTTATGGAGAATATGATAGAAAAGGATTTACTTGGGGGGTTCAAACCGCAATGTCCTTAAATTTACCTATTACTATTGCAGGACCTAAAAATAATTTAAATTGGTTTAAAGCAAATCCATGGGTATATGGTTATCCTAAATTAGATATAATATGGGAGCCTTCAAATAAAGAATTAAGAGATTTATATACATCTCATACAATATTCCTCCATCCTTCAAATTTAGAAGCAGGACATCCAAATTTAACTTTATTAGAAGCAGCAGCTTGTGGTTTACCAATTTTAGGTTGGATTGAAATGGAAACTACATTTGACGGTTTATGGAGAACCCCACGTGATATAAATAAAATGATAGTAGGATTAAATACTATTATTGAAGAATATCCTAATTATAGACAAAATTCATTGAAAACTTCAAAAGAATTATCATGGTTAAATAGAGCAAAAGAATTAGAAATTTTATTTAAAAAAGTTATAAATTTATGAAGAAAATTTTAATAAAAGAATATAAAAATACAATTTTAAATCCCAAACCCCCTTTACACCCAAAAAATTCACTTAATGTAGATTTTGTAAATGGGTGTAAAGTAGAAATTAATGGTAATTACGAAACTAAATATAAAGTTCAATTTATAAACCAGTTAAATAATGATATTGTATATGAAGCTACTATTTCTAATAATATGTGGTGCAAAACTAATATTAGGTATTTTATTGATTTTATAATTAAAGTAGAAGATTTAACAACTGGTAAAATAGCATATGAACATATATTTAATGCTAAAGATAAAAAAGTATATATTCATTTAGCTTCAAAAGCTTTAGGGGATACTTTAGCTTGGGTTCCTTATTTAAAAGAATTTAAAGATAAACATAAATGTGAGTTGGTTGTATCTACATTTCATAATAAAATGTTCAACACCCAATACCCAGATATAAAATTTGTAGAACCTGGTACTGAAATTTTTGGTTTATATGCTATGTATGAAATTGGGTGGCATTACCAAGAAAGTGGTGAGGTACAATGGGATTGTAACCCCCAAGATTTTAAAAAATATCCACTCCAACAAACAGCAACAGATGTTTTAGGATTAGAATATACTGAAATAAAACCTAAAACCACTTTTATAAATAAAGGTTCTAAAATAGAAGGAGATTATGTGTGTATAGCTCCACATGCATCGGCACATGCTAAATATTGGATGTACCCTGGAGGGTGGCAAAAAATAATTGATTATCTCAGATTTAAAGGATATAAAGTTGTAATGATTACCCAAGAGCCATTAAATGATGAATGGCATGATTCTAAATTAGGGGGGACATTAAAAAATGTAATTGATAAAACGGGTGATTATTCTTTAAGTGAAAGAGCAAATGATTTAATGAATGCTAAAGCTTTTATAGGATTAGGAAGTGGGTTAAGTTGGTTAAGTTGGGCTGTGGGTTGTCCTACAATTTTAATTAGTGGATTTAGTGAGTATTATAGTGAATTTAAAGATTGTGAACGAATATCACCCCCAAGTAATAAGTGTAAAGGATGTTTTAATAAATACCAACTAGATGCTGGGGATTGGGAGTGGTGTCCTGAACATAAAGATACAAATAGACACTTTGAATGCACCAAATCAATTACACCTGAAATTGTAATTAAAGCAATAAATAATCAACTTGAGTAATTTTTTTGATATTTATAACAAAATTAAAATATTAAAAAATGGCTAAAAAATTTACAAACACAGGGATATCAACAGGTTTAACTGTTAAAGCATCACAAGTATCTCAATCATTTGATGCTTTTACAGGAGCCCAGGATTATGATATTATTATATCTGGTAGTTTAAATTTAACAGGTTCATTTGAAAATACAGGCTCATTTGAAACCACAGGCTCATTTGAAAACACAGGCTCATTTGGAAACACAGGTCTATTTTCAAATACAGGCTCATTTGAAAACACAGGTTCATTAACAAGTACAGGTTCATTTTCTCTTTCTGGCTCTAGTAATTTAGATGGGGATGTAATTATTACAGGTAGCACTAGACAAACAGAAGAAATTTGGACAGATTCATTTGTATCAGCATCTCAATTTAGAGGAACAGCATCTTGGGCTACAAACGTAGTAAATCAAGATGATAATGATTGGTATAATGGAACAACTTATTTATCTTCATCTTTACCTTTAAGCATTACAGGATCTATATTAGTAACTGGTAGTGATACAAAGATTTCTCATTCTAATTTTGATTCTAGAAATTCATCTGAAGAATTAATATTATCCTACAATGGATTTAAAAGATTAAGAACTCAATTAGATGGTATAGATGTTACTGGACAAATCACATCATCTACCAATATAAAAGCTGGTGGTACAATTACTGCTAATAATTTAGTTTCAGACGCAAATTTAGAGGTTGGAGGAAATACAACATTAGGTAGTTCTACTAGTGATGAAACTGAAGTTATAGGATTATTAAAAGTAACAGCATCTATACAACCAATGCAGGTATCAGGAAGTCTTGAAGTAGATGGTCCTATATCAGTATCAAATGCAGGTGGTCTTCAAACTGTATTTACAGGAAATGATATTAATTTTGATAGAAACAATACATCATACATTCATAACCTTAATACAGGTGATGGTTCAAGAATTAGTTTAGGATTAGACACTGGAACAAGTGCAAATTCTCATATTCTAATATCTGGAAGTGAAAGTTTAACAGGTGAGCAAGTTTGGATTCCAAATGGCCCTCTTAGATTAGACAATGGCAATTTAGTCAATATTGCCACCCCATCAGTTTATCAAATTATAGGTAATGATAGTAATTTTGACACAGTAGGGGGGATGCAAATATATGATTTAAAATTCCCCGTGTTAGTTACAAATACTAGTACTACCGATCAAACCTTAATTAATTTTAGTCCTGTAGACGGATTGTTTGGGGTTGATTCTACAGGAGAAGGTTGGGGTTGTTGGATAGAAGTACATATTACTATGACACAAAATTTAGCTAATGTATATGGTGGTTCTACAGCTACTGCAGCATGGAAAAGTGAAGCTTATTTTGCAAGTAATGGTGGTGGAACAGGTGGTTCAAATGAAGTTTTTCAAGTAGGAGCAACTGTAACAAGAGCATTTAGTCAAATACCAACAAGTATAGGAGTAGGTATAAGTAGATCGGGAAATAATAACAAACTTATTAATGTCACAGTTTCACCCGCTACCACAACCTCTTTACGATGGACAGGAATGGCAAGATGTTGGTTAACAAAACTAACAAATGCTTAAAAATAATAATTTAATAATAAGTTTTAATACGTATAACAGATGACAAAATTAACAACAGAAGAACTACAACAAATCTCCAATCTAAAATTAGATTATGATAAAATAGTAGAGTCTTTAGGAGCAGTAGAAGCACAAATTATTTTATTTCAAGAACAAAAGATTCAATATAAAAATTCTTTATTAGAGTCAAAGAAGCAAGAAATGGAATTATATAAAAATTTAGAAACAAAATATGGTATAGGAACTATTTCTTTAGAAAGCGGTGAATTTACCCCACAAAAATAGTTTTTTGAAAAAAAATCATATATTTATTATCAAAATATAACAATTAAACAACATGGCAGAAACATTAATATCCCCAGGAGTACTAGCAAGAGAAAATGATCAATCTCAGATCACAGCTCAACCAGTACAAGCTGGTGCAGCATTGATAGGACCAACAGTTAAAGGTCAAGTAAACATTCCAAAGCTTATTACTACATATAGTGAGTATCAAGCTGATTTTGGTACTACTTTCTTAAGTGGTTCAGCAACAGACACTAGTGAATACACATTCTTAACGTCAATTTCAGCTTACAATTACTTTGCAAATGGAGGTACTTCTTTGATTGTTACTAGAGTAGCATCAGGATCATTTACTCCAGCATCTTCCTCTAAAATTGCTAATGATCAAGAAACAGGACAAATTTTAGCTGGAACTAATTTATTAAGTTCTGCCGTAGGTGGTGGAGGTGGAGATGCTCCATTCTCTGGAACACCTTCTTTTACAGGAGGGTCAGGAACAGGATTAACACTTAATGCTGCTGTAACAACAAATGGTGGTGTTAAAGTAGCAGTAGATACTTTACTTGATAATTTAAATGCAGGTACAAACCCAGTTAATGCCGTAGATGGATCTTACACAGTTCCATTAGTTGGAGGAACAGGAACTAACCTAACAGCTTCAATTACAGTATCAGGAAATACAGTTACTTCTATCACAACTCCTATAGCAACATCAGGTTCAGGTTACACAGCTTTAGATGCTTTAACTTTCCCAGCAGGTGCTTTATCAGATGGTCAATTAATAACAGCTCAAAATATATTATCTATATCTAATGGGGCTTCTTTAGCAATAGGAGCAGGTGGTCCCGTAACTGGAGTAGGTATCACAACAGTTACTGGAGGTGCAGTACAATCAGGAACAGGAGCAACAGTTGATATAACATCAGATGGAGTAAATGTTTCAGTATTAACAGTAAATGGATTAGGAACAGGATATGTTACAGGTAATATATTAACAATTTCACAAGCAGATTTAGTTACAGCTGGGTTCGCAGCCGCAGCAGGAGATTTAACAATTACATTAACTCCTTCAAATGTTGAATTATCAACAGCAGGAGCCTTAACATTACAAGCTGCAGATTTATTTTACTCATTAACAACTTTAACTGCTGCTACAGAAGGTACAGGATATGAAGTTAATGATGCATTAACAATTGCAGCAGGTGCTATGGGTGCAAATTCATCAGAATGTATAATTACATTAGTAGATGCTGATATAGTAGATGGAAATGCATTTATATTAGAATCAATTGGTCAAGGTGTAATTATGAATAGTGCAGGAGCTGAAAATTCTCAAGGTGCTTTAACAAATGGAACATCAGATAATTTAAGATGGGAAATTCAATCACCTAATACTTCTTCAGGTACATTTAGTGTAATTATTAGACAAGGTAATGATACTACAAGAGCAAAATCAGTACTTGAAAGCTTTAATGGTGTATCATTAGATCCAATGTCCCCAAATTATATTTCAAGAATAATTGGTGATCAAACAAAAACATTATTAGGTGCTGGAACATCAGATCCATACTTACAAACAACTGGATCTTATGCTAATGCTTCAAGATATGTAAGAGTAAAAGAAGTTAGGTTTAAAACACCTAATTATTTAGATAATAGTGGTCAACCAAAGGCTGAATATACAGCTTCAATCCCAGTAGCAGGTTCAGGATCATTTGGAGATGCTCAAGGATCAATATTAACAGGACAAGGAAAATATTATGATAAAATTACAGCTAATGATTCTCAAGGTTTAGTAGGTGGTAATTATACAGATGCTATTAATTTATTAGCAAATAAAGATGATTACAAATATAATATTATTTCAACTCCAGGTTTATTCCAATCAGGATATGGAACAACATTAACAAAATTAGTTTCAAACACTGAAAATAGAGGAGATAATATTGTAATATTAGATCTTGAAGCTTATGATTCTTCAATTACAGCTATTACATCAACAGCAGCTGGGCAAGATACATCATATGCTGCTTCATATTGGCCTTGGTGTATGATAACAGATCCAGATTCTAACCAAAGAGTTTGGGTACCAGCAGGAACATTAATTCCAGGAGTTTATGCCGCTAATGATAGAACAGCAGAAGCATGGTTTGCTCCAGCAGGTATTAATAGAGGTGGATTAGGAAATGTAATTCAAGCTGAAAGAAAATTAACTCAAGCGAACAGAGATACATTATATACAGGTAAAGTAAATCCAATCGCTACATTCCCAGGTAGAGGAGTTGTAGTATTTGGTCAGAAAACTTTACAAACTCAAGCCTCAGCTTTAGATAGAGTAAATGTTAGAAGATTATTAATTGCATTAAAAAATTACATTAGTCAAGTATCGGATAATTTAGTATTTGAACAAAATACAGCAGCTACAAGAAATATATTCTTAGGCCAAGTTAACCCATACCTGGAATCAGTACAACAAAGACAAGGTTTATACGCGTTTAAAGTTGTAATGAACGATTCAAATAATGGACCCGACGTAATTGATAGAAACGAATTAAGAGGTGCGATATACATTCAACCAACTAAAACGGCTGAATTCATTTACTTAGATTTCAACATTCTACCAACAGGAGCTGAATTTCCTGCATAAGAATTAGAAAATATAATATTTATAACTGAATAAAAAAATAAAAAAGAACATAAAATGGCAGTATTAGACCCAAACGAAATATTTTTCACAGCTTTTGAACCAAAAGTAGCTAATAGATTTATTATGTATGTTGATGGATTTCCATCATATATAATCAAAGGTATTAGTGGTTTAGGGTTCGCGCAAGATGAAATTACATTAAACCATATTAACACTTACAGAAAAGTAAAAGGTAAGTTAAGATGGAATGATATTACAATGCAATTATTTGACCCTATTACTCCTTCAGGCGCTCAAGCTGTAATGGAGTGGGTTAGATTACACCATGAATCTGTAACAGGTAGAGATGGTTATAGTGATTTTTATAAAAAAGATCTTACTATTGATGTATTAGGTCCTGTAGGTGATGTGGTTTCAGAATGGATAATCAAAGGTGCATTTATCAAAGATGGGTCATTTGCTGATATGAACTGGGATACCGATAATGAAGCTCAAAACATCGATCTTACAATTGGAATGGATTACTGCGTGTTAAATTTCTAAAAAGAAATTACATATTTTTTAAAATTAGCTTGGCTTCGGTCAAGCTTTTTTTTACATTATATATGTATACATGATAATTAAGTTATAACTAAATAAAATTTATATGAGTGAAGTTAAAACGGGAACTGAGAATACCTCACCCCAACCTCAATTAAAAGAAGAACCAAAATACAATTTTCCAACTGAAATTGTTGAATTACCTTCAAAAGGATTAGTTTATCCTGAAGATTCCCCATTAGCTAGTGGTAAGATTACAATGAAATATATGACAGCTAAGGAAGAAGATATTATTACAAATCAAAACTATATCCAAAAAGGAACAGCTATAGATCATTTATTAAATGCCCTAATTATTACCCCAGGTGTTAAGCAAGATGATTTAATTACTGGGGATAAAAATGCAGTTTTAATAGCATCACGAATCTTAGGATATGGAGCTAATTATAAGTTTGAATATATGGGTGAAAATGTTGAAGTAGACTTATCTACCTTAGAAAATAAAGAAATAGATTATTCTTTAATAGAAGGTAGAACAAATGAATTTGAGTTTACTCTCCCTCACACAGAAACACCAATAACATTTCGACTTTTAACAGGAAAAATTGAAAATAAAATTACTGCTGAGTTAAAGGGTTTAGCAAAAATTAATAAGTTAAAATCAGCAGAAATGTCAACTAGAATGAAGCATTTAATTGCATCTGTAAATGGTAATGATGACAGAAAAACTATTAGAGATTTTGTTGATACTAATTTATTAGCTAGAGATGCTAAAGCATTAAGGGATTATATTGCAAAAATTCAACCTGATGTTAATATCAAATTTGATTTTGAAGACTATGATGGTGAAATCAAAGAAAGAGAAATTCCAATTACTTCAGGGTTTTTTTTCCCTGACCCCGAGTGAGGCGAGGGAGTATAGAATAGGTTTATTTTCTCAAATTCATGATATAATTTTTCACGGTAACGGAGGTTTTGATTATATGACAGTATATAATATGCCCTTATGGTTAAGAAAATTTACATTTAATAAATTAAATGCTCACTATGAAGAATTAAATTCACAAAAATCAGGAACATCAACAGATAATTTAAGTGAAGCTAGAAGTATTTTACAAAAAGCACAACAACAAAAAACACCCCAACAGAAAAAAACCCAACCAAAAGTTAAGGTTCCTGACTTTGTTACAAGTACTAGAAAGACGTCACAAAAGTGATGTCTTTCAATATTTATAACAAAACAATCCCATATACATGGCTAATTCTGATGAAATAAAAAGACTAACAGCAGAACTTAAACGTTTAAGGTTAGAATTTGGAGAAACTGAAAATTATAAAATAGTATCTACTAATGAAGTAAATATTATTAAAGAGCTTAATTCACAGATCTTAGAATATAGAAATTCTTTAGATGAAATAGCAGATAGTTGGGGTACGGTTAAAGGAATTATTGATGATGTTCAAAAACAATTTGGAAAATCTGCTGATGGTTTTAAAACAGCATTAAGTTCATTTAATAGACTTCAATCAATTAGTAATAAGTTTAGAGAAGATGCTTTAGGTCTTCAAAAAATGAGTTCTAAAGAGATTAAAAGTAATATTACAAACATTCAAAAAGAAATTGTTGTTCAACAAGAAGCATTAAATTTACTTATAGCAAAATCAAAAACAGCAGAGGGGTTAACTGAGAATGAAAAAAATATGGTTGAGGAGCTACAATCTGAAAATATTCAGAATAAATTAGCTTTAAAAACTGCAAGAGCAAGACTTACTCAAGAGCAAAAAATCCAAAAAACATTAGGTATAACAGGTACTGTTGTACAAGGTTTAGAAGGAACCTTTAAGAAGATAGGAATGAATGCTGATTTCTTTGAAGACTTAAATGAAGATATGTATGAAGCTGCCAAAAGTGGTAGTAAACTAAAAGTAGCTTTAACAGGTCTTAAAGGTATTGGAAAAGGTATAGCAGGACAATTAAATGATCCTGTAGTAATATTTGGTTCTATTTTTAAAGGACTAAAAGCATTATATCAGCTAACTGGTAAATTTATAAAACAACAAAAAGAAGCATTTTTAGCTACATCTGGAGCTTTTGGTAAAGGAGCAATTAAAAATATGGAAAGTACTCAAGGTTTATTTGAGAACTTAACAGCATCTGCTAATGCTTTAAGAACAGAACTAGGTTTTGTTCCCGATGTAAATAAACAAATACTAACCGGAGTTCATACTTTAGTAGATGGGTTTGGGATGTCAGGAGCTGAAGCTGCTAACTTATTTAAACTTAGTGAAGAATTAGGAATTAGTGTAGCTGATATGCCGGGTCATATCGCAGGATTAGGAGGTGAAATGGAAGCTGCTAGTGGAATGGCTATTGACTTCCAAGAAGCTATGGGAATTGTAGCTAACGCTAGTGCTAGTACTAGATTTAATATGAAAGGTAGTGCTAATCAATTAATAAGAGCAGCAAACTTTGCTTCTCTTTTAAATATGAGCATGTCTGATATTCAAAATGCAGCTGAATCAACTTTAGACTTTGAAAGTTCTATTCAAAAAGAAATGGAAGCTGAATTATTTTTAAATAAAAACTTAAATTTAGAAAAATATAGATATGCAGCTCTAACTGGAGATGCTACAACACAAGCTTCAGAATTACAAAGATTAATTAAAGAAAATGGTCCTTCCTTAAAAGGTAATGTTTTAGCTCAACAGAAATTTGCAGATGCTTTAGGAATATCAAAAGAACAACTTGCAGAGTCTATTGAATCTATGGAACTTCAAGAAAAATTAGGATTTAAGGCTGTGGGTACTCAAAAAGCTCTAGATATTTTAATGAAACAAGGCTTAACTAAAGAACAAGCTATGTCTAAGTTAAGGCAACAAGGTGCAGATGGAGTTACAAACGCTATTGAAGCTGAAAAAGCATTTCAAAATAGATTTGAATTAGCTCAAAGAAAATTCCAAGAAGCCTTTACAGGTTTAGCCGAAAAAATATTTTCACCATCAAATATGGCTAAAATTGATAAAATGATTAGCGCTTTTGCAGATTTTATGGGAGGTCCTGTAATGCAAGGTGTTATTAATTATCTTCCCCACATAGCAGCAGCCTTAGCAGCTTTATCAGTTCTTAAAATGTTCAATCCTATCCAAAATGTAGGAATAATGAATGTAGCTCGTATGAATGGTGGTATGGGTGGAGGTGGTATGGGTGGAGGTGGAGGTGGTTATGGTTCTAGTGGTAGTGGTGGAAAAAGAGGTAAAAAAGGTAAAGGTAGTAGAGGTAGAGGTAGTAGAGGTAGAGGTAGAAGAGGTGGAAGAAGAGGTGGAAGAGGAAGAGGATTAGGTGGATTAGCTATTGGGTTAGGAAGCATGTTAGCTATGGATATGGCACTTAGTAGTGCTGATAATGCTATAGCTGGAGATGAAGGTGGAGATGGTGGTGCTTCAACGTCAGCAATGGGTACTGGAATGTTAATGAATACTGGAATAGCAGGTGCTGAAGTAGGTGCCGATGTTATAGGTAATAATATAGCAAATAAAGGGGCTAAAGCTACTAGCTCTGGTGGTGGATTTTTATCTAAACAAATGGCTAAATTAAAAGGAGCAGGAGGAGGAATGTTAAATTTAGGTGCTAAAGCCAAAGATTGGGTAGGGTCAAAAATCGGAGGTATTTTTCCTAAAATATTAGGAACAATTAAAAAACCATTAAGAGGAGTTTTAAGTAAAATTCCATTAGTTGGTGCTATTATCGAAGCTATATTTACTGGAATGGATGTAAATGCTATTGCAAAATCACAAGATTTATCCAAAGAAGAAATGTATGCCGATATGGGAGCATCCGTAATATCAGGAGGATTAGGATTAACAATGGGTTCATTAGCAGCAGCAGCAGTTTCATCTTTACAAGCTGTAGGTATACCAGGTTGGTTACTCTCAGGAGCTGCTTTTATGGGGGGTGATTGGTTAGGAAGACTATTAGGTAATGCTATTTCAGACCATATAGGAGGACCTTTATTAGGTAAATCTATATTTGATTTATTTTATAAAGATGCACCTAAAGAAATGGCAACTGGAGGTATTGTAACTGGACCTACAAATGCTATAGTAGGAGAAGCAGGTGCTGAAGCTGTTGTACCATTAAATGAATTTTATGCTAAAATAGACGAACTCATACAAGTAGTTAAAGATGGGGGGGATGTTTATTTAGATGGAGCAAAAGTAGGTAAATCTTTAGTTATGGCGACTTCTAAAATAGGTTAATATTTATAATAAAAACACAAACAATTAAAATTTAAAATTATGGCAGAATCAATCTTAAAATCATTTGACGCAAACGGTTCCCCGTTAGCTGTCCCAGTATCTCCAGCAAATGGATTCACTCCTGATGCTGTTAGTGTTGTAGGTAATTCTCAACTTCATAACCAATATTCTAATATTGGTGATCCTGAGTTAAATAAACCAGCATATACTAATTTTGGAGCAGGAGCTATGGAATATACTAATCCCCCAACTTCACAGTTAGGAGAAGCAACACAAGCTTACCAAGAACCTGTAAACAGATACTCTAACAATGCCCCAGAAGAAAGGTCATTCTAAATTTGTTTAAATGCCTTTAATAACCTCTACTACACTTTTAAATAAGTATAAGTTTGGAGTAGGGCCTAATTATGACGAACGTGGTGGGGGTAATAGTAATCAACCCTATATCAAACGTGATATACCTGGGGTCCAGTATAACAATCCAAACCAAACTTTTGAATCCGTTATGGAAGGAGATCTTCCTGTTAGGTCAGGTCCTGATTTTCTTATTAGGAATGGATTTTTAGCACCTTTAGATGCTGCAAGAGATGTAAGTAGATTAGCACAAATGTTTGTAGATACAAGATCTCCTAATGGTCTTTTATTTATAGCAAAAGAAAATGTACTATCACGTACAGCTAATAAAACTCAAGCTTCCGTAGGAATAGGTTATGGTGGAGCTACTGATTTATATTTAGAAAATACTCCAACAGGAGTTAGAATGGGAGGTGGTGCTAATGTAAATGCAGGTATTTATACTCCTCTTTCAACATTAGGACAAGCTTTAGGAGGTTTTGCAGGGGCACATTTAAATTTATTAGGTTTAGATCCTACCTCCCCAGTAAGTGGAGTAGTAGAAGGAGGATTATTTCCAGGTGCAGGTTTAACTACTTATGAAAGTGTAGTAGGTCAAGAAAAAACTTTAAATATAAACCCAAACACTCCTGATGGAGGTCCTAATAGATTAGTAAATTTAAAATATTTTATAGATGAAGATGGAACTACTCCAAAAGTAAATTTATTAGAATATGCAGGAGGCCCAGGTGCTGTTTTAGGTATAGGAAATACAAATATTAAATTTGCAGATCAAAGAACAGGAGCTGCAAATAAAAATGGGATGGGTATTATAAATAATACTTATCAAGTAGGACAAAATAATAGATCAACAAATGAAGCAATAACTGGAAGTTTTACTTTTGATTATAGAGGTAGAGGAGTATCAAATGCAACTTCCCAATATGTTTTTCTTAACCCATCAGTTGATCCTAATAAAGCATTTTTATCTAATGGTTTACCTGCTATAGAATTAGGACCTAATGGTCCTTATCAGACATTTAAAACATCTGTAAATTCAATTATAATAGGAGAAGAAGGTCAAACCCTTCAAACTAATAATGAGGTTTTATATGCTAATAATTCAATTACCTATAATCAAAAACAACTAACAGAAAAAGATAATGTAATAGAAGGTGGGCAATCTTCTTTATACCCCACAGATTTTAGAAAAGAGTTATATACATACCCTAATAGTGGAAGTGCTCCTACAGATAACCCATCCAACCCAACAACAGGAGGTACACAAACGTCAACTGTATTATCATTATCCCCATCATATAGAAATAAAAATAAAGATGTAAGACTTAATCAAGGTCAACCTGGAAAAACAGGAGGTCAATTAAGAGATACTAATAATGGAAGTAAAAATGTTTGGAATTATGGAATAGCAGCCACGGAATTAGAAGCACTAGATAAAATTACAGCTATGCCCATGTATTCAGGTGTAGGTCCTGATGTTAATCAACCTATTAATGATTTAGTAAAATTTAGAATAGCTGCAATTAACAATAATAAATCAAATGGTGAAGCCGTTTATATGCACTTTAGAGCATTTTTAGATGGTTTTTCTGATGCTTATACTTCAACTTGGAATCCTGTAAACTATGTAGGTAGGGGAGATACTTTATATAATTATGGAGGATTTGGAAGAACAATTAGCATGGGGTTCACAGTTGCAGCCCAATCAAAAGCTGAATTAATTCCAATGTATAAAAAGTTAAATTATTTAGCCTCAACTTTAGCTCCTGATTACACTGAATCTGGATTTATGAGAGGAAATTTAGTTAGATTAACAGTTGGTGGGTATTTATATGAACAACCTGGATTTATTACTTCATTAACTTATGATGTACCCCAAGAAAGTTCTTGGGAAATAGCTTTAAATGCTGAAGGAGGATCAGATAAAAGTGTTAAAGAACTTCCACATATGATTAAAGTAAGCGGGTTTGCATTTACTCCTATTCATACATTCCTACCACAAAAACCAAATAATGCAAATTTCCCAACTGAAAGGTATATAGCATTATCAAATGGTGTAAATAGCAATTATAATGATGTATATGAAACTTATCAACCTAATGCTGCATCAGGTGGTGATGGTGATAATAACTTAAGCACATAATGAATAGATACGCTGACATAAAACAAATTAAAAATACAAACCCAAATGTGGGAACTTTAGGTACTAAGTATTATGTAAATGTTACTTATCCTGAAATTACACCAAGTGCTAGTGATATTTGGGTAGAAACTGAATTTGGGGATAGGTTAGATTTATTAGCAAATCAATTTTATCAAGATGTTACTTTATATTGGATAATAGCATGTGCTAATCCTAATAAAGTAAATATGGGTTCTCTGTATTTAACAGAAGGAACTCAATTAAGAATTCCTACAGAAATAGTATCTATAGTAGACAGTTATAACTTAATTAATCAGTAATGTTATGCCCAATAATTTTTTAGGACTACCATTCGCCCCATTTGTTAGAAAACAAATAAATACTAGACAAAATGCTTTAGGAAAATATGATAATATACCTTCTAAAGACCTTCAGTATTATAATTCCAAAACCCCATTTTTAAGACTAGCTAGTTCTGTAAATGTAACTAATGAAGGTCCTGATAATACAGAATTAGAAAATAGTGTATTAAAAAAATTAATAAATTTAGGGTATGATCCTGAAATTATAACAGGAAAAGCATTAGCAACTAATTGTATTTTACAAGGGGGTGTTGTAAATACTGTTGATACTGATGAAAACGGTGAATTTTCTACAAATGCCTCATTTTCAGGTTTAAAATCAGGATTAAATAATGGAAGTACTTTAAGTGGAGCTTATGGGTGGGGAGGTATATCAGAAAGAGGGTTTGTTCCTATGCCAGGTATAATAAACGCTAATGTCCAATATTATAATAATGGAGCTTTAAATAAAGCAGTAGTAAATTTTAAATGTTTTTCTAAATCCCAATTTCAACTTATTGATGTTCTTTATTTAAGACCTGGATATACTGTACTTTTAGAATTTGGGTGGAGTCAATATTTGGATAATGATGGAAATTTACAATCTTTTAGTGAATTTTATACACCACCCTTAAGTAAATTACTTAATGGACAAAGTGATCAATTTGAAATGAATCAATTAATTTCATCTACAAAGAAACAACATTCGGGGAATTATGATGCTGTGTATGGTAAAATTAGTAATTTTAATTGGAAATTTAATATAGATGGAAGTTATGATTGTAGTTGTATCATTACGGGTATGGGGGATTTAATAGAATCTTTAAAAGTAAATATTACAAACCCATCAAAAGTAAAACTTACAGACAACTCTCCTAATGCTACAGGAAGTGCTGATAATCCACCAGAACCCCCAATTATTGCAAACGCAGATGCAACAGTAATTAATCAAGAATTATTTAAAATTTACCAATCTAGCACAGGTACTTTAACTATTTCAACTTCAGATTATACAATTCCATCATTTAAAAATGAAGAGGGTATTATTGGAGATATAACTTATGCTGGGAGTAAATTAGTAGTACCAGGTACTACTTGTGATATTGAACAAAATCAATCACCTCAAGTATTTTTAAAATATGGAGCATTTTTAGCTTATCTCCAAAATACAGTACTTATCTATGATGCGGATAAACCTCTTGTAACGTTTGATATGGATTTTCAAAACATTAATAATGATGAAAATGTTATTTTAAGAGTACCAGGACAATTCTCATCAGATCCTAGGGTTTGTTTAATACCTTATACTAATACTAATTTAGGAGATGCTGGAGATACAGGACTAAACATGCCTGATTGTTTATTAAACCAAGAATTAAAAAAATCTAATTATTTTTTTGAAGGTGAAGGATCTTTTACAGGTAGATTATCAAATATTTTTATTAATATTAATTTTTTAGCTGAAGCATTAGCAAATTCTCCCAAAAATGAAGATAATTCTATATCTTTATTATCTTATTTAAAAACTATAAATCAAAGTATTATTCAATCTTTAGGAGGAATTAATGAATTTGAAGTTAAATTAAATGATGATAATACTAAAATTAGATTTATAGAAGATATTCCTCAAAGATTTATAGGAGAACAAGAAAGTGAAGATGAATATACTAGATTTAATGTTTTTGGGGTAAAACCTGGTATAAATGGAAGTTTTGTAAAAAATATAGATTTACAAGCTGATATCTCCCCAGAATTATCTTCTATGATAGTTATAGGATCTCAAACTAATTCAAATCAAATATCAGCAAATGCTACTACTTTTGGAAACTATAGTGCAGGATTAATAGATAGGATTATACCAGAAAAAAAATCATTTTCCCCGGATCCTAATGATCCATCAAATGATTCATCAGTAGATAAAACAATAAAATCAAATTGGGACAATAATATTAATAATGTTCAAAATGGGTTATTTAACACAACTTATGGAGGTTTAAAATGGGTTTCTGCAAACTTATCATCATTAAACCAACATAACTCTACCCATGCTAGTTTAATATTAGGGGTATTAACAACTCCTTCTCCAGAAGAAAAAGCACAGTTAGCGGCACCATTTTTTTTACCTTTTAAATTAAATTTAGAAATATATGGATTAAGTGGGATGAAATTATATGAAAAGTTTTTAATAAGTCAAGATATTTTACCCCCATCTTATGAAAGAGAAGCAGTTGATCTTCAAATTAGAGGTTTAAATCATGATATTAACCCCACAACGTGGACTACCCAAATAGAAGCTTTCTCAGTTCCATCAAATAAAGATTTAGGAGCCCCAAAAAGACCAGCACAATTAAAATCAGTAATAACAACACAACAATCTGGAGGAGGAAGTGGTCCTTTACCATCCCCATCAATTGTTGAACCACCTCCATCATTAAACCCTGAATCTTTAACTAGATTTAATGCTATGCAAGCTAGTTATAATGCCGTATTTGCTAGAGATGGAGCAGTAAGTGGTATGTGTGCACAATGGACCTATAATTTAGCTGTTAATTATATAGAATATTTAGAAGGTAGATCTATAAGTGGCCCTAAATTAAAAGCTGGGGGTAATGCTAATAATAATAATGAATATTATAACAACTTAACAAAATTAGGATACACTAAAACTATTTCTAGAGGATTAACAAAAGACCAGTTACAAAATTCAATAAATAACCCATCCTCCCCTTGGGGTTATGGTGATGTAGTAGCTTATTATGCTAATGATAAACCTGCATCGGGGGCAATTACTCATTGGCAATATGGTCATACTCAAATTTATGTAGGAACAATTAATTCATCAAAATGGTCGACTTCAACAGCTACTAATTATGGTACTAGTTTTGTGTATGCAGGTAGAAATAGTAACAATTGGGATCTTTTAGTATTTAGAGCCCCATCAGATTCAGAACCAACAACAACAACATCATCAACAACAACATCATCAACTACCACTACAACAGGTAATTTTGACCAACAAAATGTAACAAATGAGTATATTGAAGATTATTTTACGGGAGCAGCAATAACAGCTTCAACACTTCAAGTTGGGGATGAATTTTATTATCAAATTGAATATAATAATAATGGAACAACAGTTTATGGTCAAGGATTTGGAACCGTTGGTGATCAAGGAGCATTAAGTACAGCTAGAAACATAGCCATTGCTTCCGCAAAACTGAAGGCAAAAGGTGAAATAATAAATAATCTATAATAAATTATGTACATACCTAAAAGTAGAATATTAACAGATCAATATACAAATGATAAAAAATTAATGGTAAAATCTACTAAAGAATTTTACACAGGATTTTATTATAAAACTTTTGAAGGAAAATACTATACAGGTAAAACACCAAATAATCCACCAAATGATGAATTAATTAAAGTTGAAAACACTGAAACAACTTATAATAATACTTTACCCCAAAATGAAATAGCATTTACAGACGCTCCTACTATATTTAACTCACTTGAAACCCCGGGTTATGATGAAGGAATAGTTGTAGATTATGCTAATTTACAAGATATTAATTTGGACCAATCAACAAGAAAATTTCTACCTTACCAATCATACCCTCAACCAACCGTAGATGATTATAATTTAGGTTCATTTATAAGATATTTTTGTGTTAAAATCAACCAACCTATTTATCTAGAATTGGATAAAAAAGTATATGAAGCATTATTTAATCAAAATAATTCTTATTTATGGGAACCTTACAAACCCTTTTCAATTCAATGGACCTTAACAGGTAATAAAGATTCTGTAGAAGAAACAAATAACAATATAGTTTTACTAGAAGAAAAAAGAAACAAAAGAATAGGATTTGCAAAATTTTTAAAATTTAATTTTTTAAAGTTTTATAAGTAAGTTTGGTTTAACTCATTTAGTTTCATATATTAATCAAAAATAAAGTTATGTTTTGGTTAGTTGAATCGGAGGATCAAATAAAAAGGTTTTATCAAAGTAGTTTCAAAGAAGCATTTGTTGAGGTAATTCCCTATAATAATAATATCCACCCTACCCAAAATCAAATTTGTGCTATTTATATTCGTCCGTTAGTATCAACTAAAGGATTTGTTGTGCCCATTTCCCATAGTGAAACGTTAAATGTTAATATAGACAATATTAAACACCTATTAAACAATTATAACACATTGTATGTACGTGATAAAAAAGAATTTTTACATTATTTTCCATTAAAAACTCTCTTTGACATAACCTTAAATTCGCATACGTATATACAACAATACACCCAAACCCACTCTTACTTCTACAGCAAGATGGGTAGTAAAAAAGATATAAACCGCATTATTCCGATAGTAAAACACTATGAATATTGTGAAAATATGTTTAATGAATTAAAAGATAAAATCAATGAGCCAATCAATGAATTTAACAACACAAAAACCACAGTGGTATTCAACGCCTTGGAGCGAAGTGGAATACGAATTAATAGAGAAAAATTCAAATCGTACTTTCACGATGTTGATGGAGAGTATGCCTACACACAATTCAACTTTAAAACCACTACAGGAAGACCAAGTAACAAATTTAGAGGAGTAAATTATGCCGCAATACCAAAAGAAAACGGCAGTAGAGAAAGTTTTATTCCACGTAATGATGTTTTGCTTGAGTTGGACATTAGTGCTTATCATCCTACTTTGTTGGCTAAGTTGGTGGGTTATGATTTTGGTGATGAGGATATTCATTCTGCCTTTGCTAAAATGTATAAAGTGGATTACCAAAAAGCTAAGGAACTAACATTTAAACAGCTATACGGAGGAGTATTTGACAAGTATAAAGATCTGGAATTTTTTAAAAAAGTTCAAGTATATACTGACGATTTGTGGGAGTGTTTTCAAAATGAAGGTTCAATTAAATGTCCTATTTCGGGACATGTTTATGATAAAGAAAAATTAGAAAAAGAGGGGAATGAAATGAAACCCCAAAAATTATTAAATTATCTACTACAAAACTTGGAAACATCATATAATGTTTGTATATTGTGGGAGATATTAAAATTATTAAAGAATGCGAAAACTAAATTAGTATTATATACTTATGATAGTTTTTTATTCGACTTTGATAAAGGAGAAAAAGAATTATACTCCAAAATTGAGGAAATATTTAAAAGTTATAAATTACAAATAAAAGTTAATTATGGAGACACTTACAATTTCAAATAAATTCGCTAATATGTATAAGATAGATGACTTCCAGGAGTTAGATAACTTAAATATAGCAGATTTGAATAATAAATTATTTTGCACGTTTACTACATTAGAAGAATTAGATGATTTGTTAAATCATATAACATCTACTTATTCTATTATGTATAACAAGATTTTTGTTTTACATATTAAAAGTAATGATGAATATGTTTGCACTTACAATATAGAACAAGGAAATACAGAAGGCCTTCCCCCTAATACCATAATGGTTCATAGGAAAAAAGATACAAATACACTTTACACTATTAATGCTTTAAATGAATTAATTAAAAAACTTAATGGTGGGGTAGTTGATACTAAATTTCCAATAGATTGGCAACATTATAGAAATACAGTTCTATTAACTCAACATGATGAGTTAAAACAACTAAAAACAAAAATATTTAAGATTATTGAACTTTAGGTTGGTAATCTAAAAATTAGTTCTTATATTAACATAGTTATTAAATTAAAAAAAAGTTATAAACATGGATTTAAACGCAATTAAAAAGAGACTTGGCGAAATGCAAAGTCAATCAAACAACAACACAGGTGGGGGTAAGCAATTATTTTGGAAACCATCAGTAGGCAAGCAAGTCGTAAGAGTTGCACCTAATAAGTATAATAAAGATTTTCCCTTTACAGAAATGAAATTTTATTATGGTATTGGTAGTAAAAGAGTAATGGCATCACCATCAAATTGGGGGGAAAAAGATCCAATTATGGAATTTGCTAAGCAACTTCGTGGAACTAATGATAGAGAAAATTGGAGACTAGCTAAAAAATTAGACCCAAAAACCCGTATTTTTGCCCCAGTAGTAGTTCGTGGTCAAGAAGATGAAGGTGTAAAATTATGGCAGTTTGGTAAAGAAGTTTATCAAGAATTTTTAAACATGGCTGCTGATGATGAAATTGGTGATTTTACTGACATTGCAGGTGGTAGAGATATCAAACTAACTACTGTAGGACCAGAAACAACTGGAACCCCATATAATAAAACATCAATTGGACCTTCACTAAAAACATCTCCACTTCATGCTGATGCTGCAATTGTTGAAACTTTAATAAATGATCAAGCAGATCCAATGAAAGTATTTAAACCACTTTCTTATGATGAAATGAAAGAAGCTCTTCAAGAATGGTTAGCACCTGAAGGTGAAGAAGAAGGATCAATTTCATCAGAACCTGCAGTAGCATTTGATAGTGACAAAAAAGATTCTAATTATTCATTAGATACAACAGCAACTACTGTAAAAAAATCAAAAGCAGCACAGTTTGATGATTTGTTTAATGATGAATCTTCTAAATCTGACGATTTACCGTTTTAATTAAAAATATATGGCAAGAAAGAAAAAATCACTATCGGAGGCAGTCTCCTCAGAAATTAAAGCAAATTTTAATTTAGATGGTTTTAAATCAAAAAAAGGTTTAACATCTAAAGCTAAATTTAAAGAGCAAGAATGGATACCACTTTCTGATGCATATCAAGAAATTACATCAGTTCCAGGAATTCCTATGGGGCATATTGTTTTACTTAGAGGTCATTCAGACACAGGTAAAACAACTGCTCTATTAG